TAATCCCTTTCCGTGTTTTTCTACTAGTTGAAATAATATTAAAGTATTACCTTTTATTTTAAGTGCTAAATTTTTAATAAAATTATTTCTCGGTTTACTTGATACCAGATAATCTATTTCATCTTGATACTTACCACTTGCAACCATTTTAGCATTTTCTTCACTATGTTTAAGAATTAAACATCTTACAACTAGATCACTTAATTGTTTTTTATCCATAAGTTTTTTTGTAGATGTAACTTTGTTTACAGCACCAAATAATCCCTCTAAAACTAACTTATGTGTATGAGCGCCATCTAAAGTACCTGTAAGACCTATACGATATTTACAATCAATTAATTTAGTCATAATTTCTGTTAGTGATTTAGATTTAAATAAATGAGCCTCATCACCAAACACAGCGCCAAACTGTTCAAAATATTTTTTCGGTAACTTATATAAACTTTGCCATGTAGATATTAATACTTTTTTATCTGTTTGATTTGAATATCCACTATATAATCTATGACAATTTTTCTTTACATTCCAACCATATGATTCAAAATCAGAATACATTTGTTCAACTAATGATGTTGTAGGAACTATCAATAAACACTTCTTATCCTTTAATAAGTGTGTGTAATATCTTATTAGTGCATATATTATAAATGATTTACCAGACGCAGTAGGACTTAACAATAATGATCTATTAAATCTTAGATTAGTATGTACAGCGTCTATTTGGTAATCTCTTGCCTCAAATTTTTGACCTAAACTATTACAGAAATGTTTTACTGTATCTTTATTTACCTTATTATCAATCTCTACATCTTTACCACAAACAATAGTATATCCTCTTTCTTCAGCAAATGCTTTTACATATGGATATAAACCAAAGTATATCTCTTTTGTCTTTTGTGAAAACAATCTTATCTTACCATCCCACATTCTATTTCTAAATGCTGGCATAAACTTATAACCTGGTACATAGAAAGTAAAAAATTCAGATATCTCTCTTTGTATATCTGGTTCACATTCTATTGTAATGTAAACTTCGTTTCTTTTTTCTATGATTAAAAGATTAGTATTTTGCGGATTGATATTCGTGGTGTTCACCTACTTGTCCTCTTATCTGTACATTAAAAGAAATACTTATACGATCTCTTTTAGAATTGTTTATTGGGACCCAATGAACTAACCACGAAGGAAATATTATTAATCTGTTTTGTTTTGAAATATAGGATAGTAAGTTTGAATTTTCGTTAGTCTTTTTTTTCTTTCTTGGTACGAGTACATCTGCTGCTGGTCTTGGGTCTACAAAAGTAATACCAGTTTTAGCGTCTGATTCTAAATAAAATACTCCACTTAAAAAATTATTAGAGTGTGTATGTGGTGCGTGTGTTTCACCAGGCTTTAATATATTACCCCACATACCAGTTATTTCTATTTCTTCTACATTATAATTTAGTTTATCAATTATATCAAAAGCAGTTTTACCTATGTCTGTGGCAAACCATTTAAATGGTTCTTTTTTATGTAAATCAGCATTTGTTTGCCAGTTGTTATTATGATCGCTTTGTTTGTATAATGTATAAATTTCTTCCTGCATAGCAGGTAATCTTTGAGGTGCTAGATAATCATCTTTTACAAATATGTTTGTTGAAAATACTTTTTGATGATCCATTATATTGCACCACTAGTGAACTTCTTCCATTCAATAGCATTTTTAATTAAGAAAGTCCTATTGTTTACACCTCTTAAAACTTGTTCAAGATATTTTATTACTTGATCTAGGTATGCAACCTTTTGATCTGCCTTTTGTAATTCAGGATCAGAATCCATATAGATATGAACATCTGCTTTTAAAACTTTTATATCAAAAGGTTTTGCTTGATACACACTAGGATCTGCTTTACCTGTGTAGTATTCCCATTTCTCTTTAATTAAAGTCTTATGATCTTGATCTGCTTTTTTTCGTAATAGATTAAATTTATTAAAATGTATTAGATACTTATTATGTAATAGAGGTATGTTTACTGACTCTCTATCTAATTCAGTATCATCTAGTTTAAAGTCTTTATTTACGGACTCTTGTAATTCTTCTAATGTCATAATGTTATTATATCACCTTTTCGGTTAATTGTAAAGCTTTTGTTCCATTTCTTCAACAGATATATATTTTAGGTTTTCACATGAACTCCATTCGTTTATAGTGGAAGCGGTTTTTTGCTTCCCCTTATTAACCTTATAGAATTGTATGTCTTTAAACTTATCAAAAGTATTTTTATGTTGCATAATCCAATTATACATTTCTTTTGGATTATCAGGATTGGCTGCTAAATCTTCTTTCTTTGCATAACTTTGAGTGCCTGCATATATATTATTTACTTTATCATCATCTGAATATAAATCATGCCCTACAAGAAATACCTCTTTGGCATTTAATTCACAGGCAAGATGAACTGATCTACTGCCTGTTGCGTATGCAAAGCCATCTACACTTGGATCAATATCGGTAACCTTATCACCAGGTTTTACACCTGTTACATAAGTTATGCCAAGATTTTTACCTTTCATAAGTGTAAACACACCATCTGCCCCATGATATACTACTTCCTCACAACCATTTGGTTCATTATCTATCTTACCTTTACCATACCATTTGTCTGCTAACATTGAATCAGCAACAACATTTGGCACAGGTGTCCAATAACCTAGATAACAAATAGCTTTATGAGCATATCCTGATCTATATACTTCGTGACTCATCCTTGAATCTAGTGCCACTAATATATCACATTGAAAATCACGATAAATGGCATTACAACCTATTACGGTTGCATAGTCCTTCATCTTTTCTAAGTCTAGTCCTTGTCGTGATTTACCATTACCGAGACATACGGCTTTGTCGATCCATCTCAAAGTTTTCATCAATAATCATCCTATTATTATGTAGTTGATATCTGTACAATATCATAATTCAAGTAATTAAAACTAGCAGCAACTTGTATATAATCTACATCACTTGCCTGAACATTATAAGATAATGATCCTAAAGATATAGGATATACATTTGAAAATCTTATTTCTGTTTTTGCAATGTTCTTACTATTTAAAACTGTTAGTGTAGCGTCTGAATAAGTACCACCTTCAGCAAGTGGTGTTGCTGTTTTTTTATTTCCTAATGCGACTGAACTTGCAGTTGAACCAGGAAATCTATCAGCGCCTGTTGCTTGTAAGTCAGCAAACTGTTGATGATTTTTAGGAAATCCTAGACCACTTATCCAGTCATGTAATTCTTTATAGTTATTTAAATTTTCATCAACAAGAAATGATAACTCTAAAGTCTGATAATTTATTGTATCGCCAGGCACAGGATAATCATACAAAGGTGTAGTAACAGTTGCTGTACCTAAACTAATACCAGGTATGTTTGCTGTTTGTACAAAAAATTCTACTTCAGGAATTTTAGTCATTTTAAACCTAAACTGAACAGGACTTGCATAGTCTAGTTTAGAAGGTTGTCTGTTAATTATATTTGTTGTTGTCATACTACTATTTATAATGAATTTTAGGCTAAAAAAAAGGGGGAATAAATCCCCCTTTTTTCGTATTAGGTTTGTCAACCAATATTACATAATGTTTGTAACTTGAACACGTCTGTAATATACGTTTTGGTCACCAGCTGCAGGTGATGTTAAATCAATTGCACCAGTACCGTTTGTTGTTGCGAAAGGATTAGCAACCATACCATATCTAGTTTTGAAACCGATTTTTGGTTGGAAACTGTCTTGACCAACTGCTCTTACCATTTGTAGTGGTACATAAGGACAATAGAATAGTCCAGAGTCGTAAGGTGAAGTTCCTTTGTAACCTACAACATAGAATTGTTTAGCAGCAATGTTTGCAGCATATGGATCTACATATACTTTAAACTTACCGTTAAGTACACCAGCGAAAGTATTTCCAGTGTCATCTACATTTAAGTTAGTTGCAAGAGCAGGAGCGTAATCTAATACACCTGACATTTGAAGTGCAGAAGCAACATCAGCTGAACAGATAATCATATTACCTTTTCCTCTTCTTGTTAGTTGACCAATTGCATTAGCGTCTCTCTCTAATTGGAACATTAATCCTTTGAATTTCTCAACTGACCATCTTCCATTTGAGTCTGTGTCAAGATCAAAAATACCAGCAGTTGTAGTATTAACTTGAGCACCAGCTTTTGCAGTAGTGTATATCT